ATGGTGGTGGTTGATGAGTCCAGCAGCTTTAAGAGCCACAGTGCAAAGCGGTTCAAGGCGCTGGCAAGCGTGGGCGGATACGTAGACCGTCTGGTGGAGTTGACCGGAACGCCTTCCCCTAACGGACTTGATGATCTGTGGGCCCAGGTATTTTTACTGGACGGCGGGGAACGTCTCGGGAAACGGTACACCCAGTTCCGTGAACGGTATTTTCAGCCGGACAAGCGCGGGGCCGACGGCATGATCTACAGCTACGAAGTGAAACCTGGGAGTGAGGGTAGTATCCTGGAACGAATCTCCGATATCTGCATCAGCATGAAGGCAGAGGATTATCTGCAACTGCCGGATATCACGTATCACGAGATCCCAGTGGAGTTGGACAGTAAGGCCAGTAAGGCCTATTACGAGATGGAGCGTGAGATGGTTCTGGCCCTGCCGGAGGACGAGGAGGAGATTAGCGTGACCAGCGCGGCAGCACTGAGCAATAAGCTTCTGCAGCTGGCAAATGGCGCCGTGTACGACGAGGACCACAGCGTCCATGAGGTTCACGGCTGCAAGGTTGAGGCCTTCATGGAGCTGATCGAATCCCTGCAGGGGAAACCGGCCCTGGTCTTCTACAACTTTCAGCATGACCGGACGCGGATCCTGAAGGCCCTGGAAAAGACCGGACTCCGGGTGAGGGAGCTTAAGACAACACAGGACGAGGACGACTGGAATGCCAGAAAGATTGATATCCTGCTTACCCATCCAGCCAGCAGTGCCTACGGTCTTAATCTCCAGCAGGGAGGCAACCACGTCATATGGTTCGGCCTGACATGGAACTATGAGTTATATACCCAGGCGAATAAGCGCCTCCACCGTCAAGGCCAGGAGGAAAAGGTAATCATTCACCACCTGATCTGCAGCGGAACACGCGATGAGGACGTCATGGAAGCGCTGAAACGAAAGGACGACGTGCAGAGCTGGGTAATGGAGAGTCTGAAAGCAAGGATAAGGAGGTACCGGAATTGACAATTGAATTTAGTATCCCGAATGGGAGCATGAGGATATGTGCGGAGGAGTTTTTTGAAAACGCGGGTATCAGGCAGATCAGGAAAATGCTTGCCCTGTATCAGCGGTCAGAATCCCGCAATACTGAGCCGGAGGAGATCAAAGCCTGGCTGGAAGACCGGATAACAAAAGAGACGCAGCGGCAGAAAGAATATGATACAAAACGAAGGAATGCACAGGGAGAACTGCCGGCAATGCAGGGAACCCTTCTGTGTCTGAAGTATGAGGGAACGAAGGAAGATATAGACCGTTTGAAAAAAGCAATTACCAGCTGTAAGGCAAGGATCCGAAATGCAATTAGTGGCGAGCATAAAGCCGTAAGATTGATAGAGAAAAATCAGAGTATCTTGTCAGAAATGAATGAAGTATAGCACTAAAGTATGAAAGGATAAACAATGGTGAAAGTGATTAGATACGGCCAGAAGCGCCGGATATTATGCGAGACATGCGGGGCGTTGCTGGAGTTCAAGGAAGATGATCTGAAAACTGTTCAGACTGGCATGAATGAGTATGAACAGCAGATTGAGTGTCCGGCCTGCCACGAGATCGTGGAGGTAGATTAAGGAGGATAAAGATATGTACAGCACCAGACCACAGCGAAAGACGCTTACAAAATTATGTCCATACTGCGGGAAAACCCGGACATATACATACCGTGATGGATACGATGAAGTGGATTACTGTACCGGACGCAGCCGGTATATACCGTCAAGTACAGTTGACGAGGGCTGCGATTGCATGTTAGGCAAGCTAAGTCACACCGCCAAAAAAATTCAGCTGAAGAAACAGTGTGCGAATTGTGTGTGGAATAAAAACGGAAGTTGTACCAACGAGCAGGAGCGGAACGACGTTTCGGTATTGTTTGGGATTACCGGCGATCTGATTATTAAAGATGAATCGAAACGTTGCAGGCACTACGAACTATCGAAAGATATTTTTGATGCACTTATAGAATTTACAGAAAATTAATATTTCCGGGAGAACCGGAGGAAAGTGAGAAGAATATGGAGACAGGATTATTTGATAAAAATGGAACTCCAATCAATATTGGAGACAAAACAAGGCTGGTTCTGGACGATGGCGAGGTTCGTGAGTTTGACGTTTGTTTTAAAACGGTTCAGAGGACAACGATTAAAACCTTGCGCGGATTTTATCCGGAGAGTGTTGACGTTTCGATAACCGGGATTTTTTTCTGCTGGAATGGCAATGACTTACTTCCATGTGTAGATGCAGACGGCGTGTCAGATACGGAAAAGATGGAAGTGATTCAGCAACAGTATTAATATTTTACAAAGAAAGAGGTCGGAAATGACAGATAGAATAGTTAAACTCAGGCAGTATGTCCAGTTTGATTTTTATACAGTTGATGAAATGTTTGTACTTCAGCTTTTTGACAAGAACAATGCAGCCAATGATGGATCAGACTGTATTTGGGAAGATGACCACTTTGATTTTGAGGCATTGTTCGAACAGGCAATTGCTTGGTGTGAGGAGAATCTATGAAGAATGAAACTATTAGTGTAGATGACATTGAGTGCCCTTGGTGTGGAAAGAAATTCGACGGAGAAAATGCTACTAACTATGATACCTCTTGTAATTATGTAAAATGCCCAGAATGTGGAAAAGGTATCTGTGTTATGCAATCCATTGAATACACATGTTATAGACAGGCAGATTAATATTTCCCGGAGTACCGGGAGAAAGGGAAATGACAATAATGGAACAAAGGGATGATGCGGATTTATGCGCTTGTAGTGGTGATTTTGAGGTGATTTATTTACTTATACCACTTATCACAATTTGTATAATAGCGTATATCGTAACTCATTAATTATTAACATTTAATTGAATTTGAAAGGGGATTCTATGGACAGATTAGAAAAACAGGAGGTGCTTCCAACACTAAAAACCCTGTTAGAAAAGATAGAAAAAGATGGAACGGTAGAAGTATATGCCTATGAAAAAGATGCGATTAAGCAAGTAATTGAACAGTATGGAACAGGGGAAAGACCTATGAGTGCATATTTCAGTCTTGAAAACTGGCTATATGAACAAAAAGAGAAATCGGTGGAGATTAAATCAGCCATGCTATGGGGCGGCTTGTGGGTTGTGAAACATATGGGGTGTATAAATTGGAATACCATGCGTGAAATGTACGGGGAATTCATGAGCAAACACATGGACTTGCGATAATCAAGTAAACTGATAATTACTGAACGAAGGGAGAATAAAACATTGAGAAGAAAAAACGGCGAAGGATATCCGGATCCGACAGCATCGGAAGCAATCGACGAAGCAGATCGGATCCCGGAGCGTATTACATGGTTTATAAAAACGGTTAAAAGCATAGCGGCTTTGGTTGACTTAGAGGTTATCAGCAGGATTCAGATCAGGGACAAGTCTACTGGACGGAAATATCTGTAAGGAGGGAGCCATGGCGCGTAAAAAGATTTTTGCTGTATACGATGGAGATACATATATGGGCGACTATACGGCTGTAGAAGCGGCGCCGTTGCTAGGTATTGCCTGCGCGACAGTATCGGCCTATGCGAATTCTGGAGCCAGGTTGCGGGGCCGTTACAGAATCGAAGCAGTGGGAAACACAGAAATAGATACGGAGCGGTGGGCTAAAGAGTGGGATCGGGTGAGACAGGAGATATTGACAGCGGGGAGGTGAGGCAGATGGACAAAGAAGTTCTGGAGCAGTACATAGATGCTTGTGAGCTGATTAAGGAGACTGAGGCAGATATCCAGAGGGTAAAAAAACAGCGCAAGACGATTATTCAGGATTCGGTCAAAGGTTCCATGCATGATTTCCCTTATGCCGCACAGAGTTTTAAGATTCAGGGTATGACCTATTCAGCCGTAAGAGAGCCGGGGGCACTGGCGGCGTATGAGCGGCTTCTGGAGGAGCGTAAGGCCAGGGCCGAGGAAATCAAAGTTCAGGTGGAATCCTGGCTGAATACAATCCCACAAAGAATGCAGCGGATAATTAGGTTTAGATTTTTTGAGGAAAATACATGGGCTGAAGTGGCAAAAAGAATAGGGAGAAAGGCATCTGAAAACGGAATAAAGAAGGAGTTTGAAAGATTCATGAGAGACAATTGAAGTTTGTCACGAAAGTCACACATGTCACGAATAGAAATGTTATAGTATAAACTGGAATCACTGAAAAGTGCTTTCACCTTCCCCAATTGACGGCCGCCGGCTTTTACCGGTCGGTGGCTGATTTATCCTTCATAATTCATGTTTCCCCTTTTTGAAGAGTCCTTGCAGAGATGCGGGGGCTTTTCTTTTACCCAAAATAGAAAGGAAGTGATTTCATGGGAAGACCATTAAAAATCAAGTCTCCAGAGGAGATGGAACGGTTATGGGAAGAGTACAAGCAGGTATGTGATGACCAGAAAGTACTGACCCATGAATTTAGCTCCAAGAACAGCGAGTTTGTCAGCAAGGAATTAAAACGGAGTATCACTTATACAATCGAGGGATTCTGTGTGTACCTGGGAATAGCCCGATCGAAATTCTATGATACTTATGCAGGTAAGAAGAGGTATGGGGACATCGTCACGCGCATACGAGAGGAATGCGAGGCAGACGCCCGCCGCAAGTTTGAGCTGCAGATGATCCCATCGCAGCTGGCCGGTCTCTGGATGAGCAAGTACGGTTATACCACGAAGGTGGAGAACAATCTCTCCGGCGGCCTCGATACTGAAAAGAGCAAGCTGGACGACCTGATCGGACAGATGCGAGGTGATGGATAGTGAGTGTGGAGAGACTGCTGCTGTCAGAAAAGTATAAAGCATTCCTGCGTTGTGAGGCACCGGTGGAGTATTTGGAAGGGACAACCTACGCCGGCAAGACGACGGTCGGATTATTTAAGTTCATGCTTAAGGTTGCGGAGTCCCCCAAGAAGCTGCATATCATCGCAGCCAAAGACACCGGAACCGCCGAGAAGAACATCATCAACAAGGACTTGGGAATCATAGACGACTTCGGGATCCTGACCGAGTACAACGGCAACGGATCCAAAGACGATAAGATCCCACATATCCTCTTTCACACGTCCAGTGGGGACAAGGTTATTTACGTGATGGGCTATGGCGACAAAACAAAG